TATATTTGTTTAGAAGAACAGGTGATACTGTTTTTGTTTTTCATTTTAAAACCCTCAATACTTGGTGTAGTGTTGGGGGTTTTTTCTTTTTTTACCTATACAATCAAAATCAATTTTACTATATTTAATTTAAGATGGCCAACACAAATATTATGGAGAAATTTTTTGAAGCAATAGAAAATAGAGCAAAGAACTATTTTGAAATGACCGAAGATGAGAAGGATGATATCTTAGCTGATTTTGCAAATATCTACATCAAAGGTAAGTTCAGAGTAGGAACTACTTTCAAAGATATCTTAGGAGACCTGAGAAAGGATATAGAAATGTCAGAGCAATCCAATCGATTTGAATTGGCTGCGGTAATGACAGATGTAAGAAATTCATTAATGGAAGTAGTTGATGAATTAGATAAACAACATAAAGACCAAATGAAGTAATGTGTAATTGCAAAGGAAAAGGTAAATCTCAAGTAATGAATAATTTGGATTCAGTAGACCATATCAATTACGCTCGAGAAATCTATGAACGAGTTGTAATGCCAAATACAACAGGTGAATATTCTGATTTGGATAAGATAGAAATTATCGGTGCATATTCTACTTTATATCCCAATGCACAAACAACACCATCCGTTGCTGATGCAATTGAACATATCAAGATTGGTATCGAATTATATGACGATAAACAACGTAAACGATTTAAACGATAATTTATCTTTGTTATATGAAACAATTTAGAGACACAGGTTATTATGTTACTGAGGATGGTAATGTTTATTCCAACAAGTATGGTGAATTAAGAAAGATAAAACAACAAAGTAGAAATGATTATAAAATAATAAAATTTCGAATTGATAAAAAACAATATACTTTTTCTGTACATAGAATAGTTGCTGAATGTTATATACCTAATCCCAATAATTTACCAGAAGTTGACCATCGTGATTGTGATAAATCAAATAATCATATTTCTAATTTAGAATGGGTTACTAGAGATGAAAATCGAGATAGAGCAATTAAAAATGGTTTATTAATAAAATCAGAAAAAAGTAAAATTAAAATGTCTAAAATTAAACAAGGTTCTAAAAATCCAATTGCAAGATTAAGTGAACAAGACATTAAATGGATAAGAGAAAATTATATCCCAAGAGATAAAAAATTTGGTAGTACCGCATTAAGCAAAAAGTTTGGTGTTGCACAATGTACAATATCACAAATAAATTCAAACAAAAAATGGAAACACCTATAAACAACGAAGAACAAAAACCTAAAGGACCTGGTAGACCAAGAGTCGAACACAAGATGCCAACCGAATGGGAAAAGATTATATTGGAAGCTGGTGAACAAGGAAAACATATCACGCAATTCTTAGTACAACTTGGAATTAGTTGGGATACACATCACGCATTAATGAAACGTAATGTCAAATATTCCGAAGCCGTCAAGAGATATAATGTATTATGTGAGAACTATTGGTTCAACCAAGCTCATCAACATATGGAAGAAACTGGCGGTGCTGGATATAACAGTAGATTATTTAGTCTAATCATGAGAAACAAATTTGGTGATAGATGGTCAGAAAGTTCCAAAGTTGATATGACATCAGCTGGTAAAGAATTACAATCTAATCCAATTCAAATTGAAATAATAAAAACCGTAATAAATAAAGACGATGCCTAAATCACGATTAAGAGGTGGCAAGACCGCACACCGTAAAAGAGTAGCCAACAGAAATCAAATTTTGAAACAAAAGAAAATGGCTCTAACCAAAAAGATAATCGAACAAATGAACCAAGCCACTGAATTACATCACAAATTAAAATCAGTTGCAACCAAACACAATATCTCAATGAATGTATTGGTTGAAAAGTTATTAGAATCTCAAGAGCCAAGTAATTCTGATATATTTGTAATATGAAACAATATAAAGACAGTCCATATTATGTAACCGAAGATGGTAAAATTTGGAGAAATGGTAAACAAAGAAAATTGAATATAAATCCATTTGGATATTATTATGTTCATCTTTCAATTTATGGTAAATCTAAAACCATGAGAATTCATAGATTAGTTGCTGAAACATATATACCAAATCCAATGAATTATCCTGTTATAAATCATAAGGATGGAAACAAATTAAATAACAATGTTTCCAATCTTGAATGGTGTACTGTTAAAGAAAATACCAATCATGCAATTAATTTTTTAGGCAATAGTCGAACAGGTGAACATAATCCTAATGCAAAATTAAATAAACAAGATGTGGATTGGATTCGTAAAAATTATGTACCAAGAGATAAGAAATTGGGGAGGTCATTAATTTGTGAAAAATATAATTTAAGCAAAGCTCAATTTAGAAGAATAATAAAGAATCTAAGTTGGTAAATTAATATGGGATTAAAGATATCTACTACTATTGTTTTTGAACAATTATTAAAATCAGATGAACTAAACAAACGAATTGTTGTAGCTCAGGGAGGTAGTAGAAGTGGTAAAACATTTAACATACTTGTATATTGGATATATCGTTTATTACAAGAAGAAAAAAAAACCTTAACAATTGTACGTAAAACTTTACCATCGCTTAAAAATTCTGTTTTAAAAGACCTGATACAGGTATTAGAAATGTTTGAGGTTTATGACCCAAACAAAATGCATAAACAAGAAGGGTGGTATGAGCTTGGTACAAATGTAATAAATTTTGTATCGGTGGATGAACCACAAAAGTATCGGTGGATGAACCACAAAAGATTCGAGGTATGAAACGTGATTACCTCTATTGTAACGAAGCCAATGAATTAAAGATAGAGGATTGGAACCAATTAATCTTTAGAACAACTGATAAGGTTATCTGTGACTTAAACCCATCTGATTTAAATTCTTGGGTCTATGACTTGGAGAAACGAGATGATTGTTATCTATTCAAAACAACATGGAGAGATAATCCATTTGTATCAGATACCATCATCAAGGAATTGGAATCACTCAGAGAAAAAGATGAGAACTTATATCGAATCTATAACTTGGGTGAGAAAGGTATTGCAACCCAATTGGTGTTCACCAAATTTAATACTATAGAGCAAATCCCAAATATGAAACTATTAGGTCGAGGAATGGACTTTGGTTACAATTCTCCAACAACCCTAATTGAGGTGTATAAGGACGAAGATAATTTGTATTTCAGGGAATTACTCTATACCAAAAATAAAACAATGCCAGATATCATTTATCAAATGGAACAGTTGGGTTTTGAAAAGACCGATACCATATGGTGTGATTCTGCATTACCACAAAATATTGAGGAATTAAAACGAGCTAGATTCAATGTAAAACCGGTTAACAAAAAATCTATTTTACATGGGATTGATTTGATTAAACGTCATCATATTTTTATTGAACAATCTTCAACAAATACGATTAGAGAATTTCAATCATATAAGTTCAAAGAAGATAAGGATGGTCAACTATTGGATGTTCCCGAAGATGACCATAACCACGCAATCGATGCCATAAGATATGTGCTCGAATCTGAATTAAATAAAAAGAGTGGAACACTTAAAATATTATAATGGAAAAAGTAGAACTGTTTATAAACGACAAACCAATATTTGTACCTGATGAAATGACATTAGGGATATATCAAAAATATATGACCAATTCTGAATTGTATGAAAAAGATACAATCTTATTTATGTCATTATTAAGTGGTATTCCTGTCAACGATTTAAAGAATTGTAGTACAGATGAAATTGAAATATTAGATTTCTTTTTAAAGACAAGAATTAAAATACCTGAAAAACAAGAATTAATATTAACATTTGATTATGATGGTGTTAGTTATGGTTTGGAAAATGATTGGTCCAAATTAGCATGGGGTGCATGGGTAGATTTTGAAGTATATTCTGCTGGAGATATCTATCAAAACTTACATAAAATAATGGCAATCTTATATAGACCAGTAATTAAAAAAGGAACATTTAATGTTAAAAAATATAAGATAGTTCCATATAAAAGTGAGGAAATTGAAGATAGAGCTGAGATTATGAAAAATGTACCTGTTTCTTATTGGTTAGGAGCCGCACAGTTTTTTTTTTCAATCGCGTCAATGTGCATAAAAAATATGGCGGATTCTTTGAATATGCAGAACAAGATGAACGAGAAGATAATGATGAAATGGAACAAACTCCCAAAATTCCTGCAAAAGAAGCTACCGCTCGATTCTATTTTAAAAATACCAGATGAATAGAAGATAAGATTATTTATAAGAATAAAAAACCATGATAAAATACGTAACATATCATAAAATCATCGACTTATTGGAATCGGTCCAACAAGCATCACCAAGAATGAAATCATTTGCTCAGGGTGATATTGTTTATTTCGCTGATTCAATGAGTGGAAATACCATCCAATATCCATTGATGTTCGCAACACCATTGGCGATGAGTTATGATGAGAATACAACAACCTATCAGATGTCCATCATATTTGCGGATATTGTTCACACAGATTTATCCAATGAGGTTGATGTGGTAACAGATATGGAATTGGAAGCCAGAAGTCTATTATCTCAAATTAAACGAGGTACATTGATTGATAAAGTGGATTGTATATTACCAGCAACATCAACACCATTCTTTGAAAGATTTAATGACCACGTTGGTGGGGTTGTATTGGACGTATCCTTAATCGTATTTGAAGATATCAACGCATGTGAACCATATCCATCACCAAGTGTAGCTGTAAGTCCAACACCATCAGCAAGTGTAACCCCAACTCCAACAATTACATCTTCACCAACACCATCCGTATCTGTAAGTCCATCAAGAACTCCAAGCCTTACTCCAACTCCAACAATTACAACTTCACCTACACCAACTCCCACAGTAACACCAAGTGGTACAATCACAACACAATATCTTACTGCAGTACCTCAAGGTTCTAATAATGTAGATTTTCGTTTATGGCAAAATAGTGGACATACAGTAACAGCACAAGCAATATGTAATATAACCATTGGATTTAGCATAACAGGAAACTTAGGTGGTACTGCTACAAGTACAACAGTAATGGCAACAAATGACCATCAACATGTAGTTAACATAAATTCTTTAATTCCTGGCGAAACATTGGCATCTGTTGTAATAAATTCTGTTACACCAGCATGTGGATTCTATAATGTAGTATATTAATGGAAGAAAAAATCTTACAGGAGATAGCCCAATTGTTGCAGAATAATATTCAAGGTCAACTTAAAAAACCTTATCCTGCAAAAACATTCTCAGGTCAAAACAAACCTGTAAGTGGTATTGGTAGAACGCCAGTATCTCCAAGATATGCATCAGGTAATTTATACAAACAAACAAGAGTATATTGGGAAACAGATTTTGAAGATGGCCAACCTAATTTGGTTGTTGATTTCGGTGATGCCGATTATTGGGAATTTGTTAACTACGGTAGAAGACCTGGTAGATACCCACCATTATTGGCTATCGATAAATGGGTTAGACAAAAACCCGGTATTGAGGGTATCAGAGATGAAAAGGGACGATTTGTTTCAAGAAAATCTTTGGTATTCTTAATAAGAAGAAGTATCGCACAATATGGATATTATGGTATTCAATTCATTGACAAAGCCGTTCAAGAAACGATAGAACAAATTACAGCAAAATTAGAAGATGCAACAGTGAAATACTTTGAAAGATTATATGATGAAGGAAGAATATTCCCAAGAAGTAATACTAACAGACCTTAAAAAAATTAAATAATGGCTCAATTAATAACAATAACACATACCCCTCCAACATTCAGTCCTGTGTATACGGATGGATTGTTTTTTACAATTACTACATTAACAAATTATCCCAAATTTAGATTTGTCTATGATTTGTATGTAAATGGAGATAATGTTTTCTCAGGTAAAGCTACACCAAACCCATTTGGATTAGGGATAGTTGATGTATCAAAAATCTTAAAAAATTATGTAAATAATTTACCATTATCTTACTATGAAACTACACCAATTTATACCCATGAAACATTCCCATTTTCAAGACCATTAGAGGATAACGTAATTCTTTATGAACTTAAATTTGGATATGAATATGCGGCAGATGAAATATCACCTGTAACTGGTTTCACAGGTAATGGTGAATTGATTTATAACCCAACCACAAACGAATATAGTTTGGATGGTGA